TATACGCCAGCTACTCCATATGCAAATTTTCAAGGATTTCAGAATAGATTCATTAGTAGGTATTAATTTTAATATAATTTAATAATATTTATATTATATGTCTGATTTGTCTATTGTTGTTCTTGTTATTGTGAGTGTTTATATGTTTTATAAATTTATTAGTAAACCTACTTCAAAAGTAATTACTACCTCACCTTCTTCTCAAATACCTACTGTACCAATTAACCAACCAATCATTAATACACCTGTAATTCAACAGAAAGTTGCCCCATCAGTACCAGTAGCGCCAGTCGTACCAGTTGTGCCAGTCGTACCAATAACTCAACAACAAGTTTCCACTGCAAAACAATCTACACCTCCAGTTGTAGAAATACCATTACCAGTTGTACCCCCTCCTAAATCAATGTGGCCAAAATTATATGAAACTAAACCTATATATTATTCTGAAAATATTAAAAACAACTTTGGAGGGTGGCAAGGTGAATATTTTAATGAAATTAATCCAAAATGTCCAGCGGGAACTTCTATTATACAGAGCACTGCGGGGCCTAATGGACCTCAGGCTAGTTATTATGTTAGCCCTTTAAATAATTATTCACAAAAAGATACTAATTTTCCTGCAAGTTGTCCAACAAAAAGAATAGCTGGTAATAAACAAATGATAGGAAATAAAAATGTAAATTATAAAGATATTGAAAGCAGTATATTAATTAATCCTTCTGATACCGTTCTTTTTAATAATAGTAATTTAAGTGGAATTTGGGGTGATCCTTGTCCTAGCTATAATAAATCTTTAGAGCTAGTATTTACTTGTGCACCAAAGGGAATTGACCCCGGCGATCAAGTCAATGTAATTCCTTATAGCGAACAGGTTAATAATCCCCCACCTACGCCACCTCCTCCTAAACAATTACCGCCACCTACTAAAAATACAGTATATAGAGCTAGTCCAGTATATTATTCTGAAAAGGCTACAACTGGAGGAGTACAGGGAAGATTATATACTACAAAAGTATCATGTCCTGCTGGAACTAAAGTCATAACTGATGATAGTGGACCTAATGGGCCAAAACTCGGATATTATGTAAATCCAATAAATTTAGGGTTGCAACCTAGTATAAATATTCCTGCGAGTTGCCCAACGACTATGGATAAAGCACTTAAACCAAATCTTAGAAGCTTTGGCACATTATCTCCAGAAGGTGATGTTGCTATGTTTTCTATGAATATGTCTGCAAATATAGGAGATCCTTGTCCTAGCTTTATTAAATCATTAGAATTAGATTTAAGTTGTTCTATAGATGGAGTAGATCCGGGTATTAATGCTGATATAATTCCATATAATTAAAAAAATATTATCATCTTCTTATTTTTTTTAAAAGTGAATAATTTTTTAAACGTATAACAATTGATTAAGTAATATAAGAGATGAGCAAAGACGAAATCATTACAGTAATTACACGTTCGGGAAAACATGAAATTATCAATCCTAATAAGATCTTAGAACGATTAAATGTTTTGATTGAACGTCCTCCGATTATTAATCACGTTCATCCTTATAATTTAATGCTTGAAGTAATTCAACGTATTCGTAATAACATTTCCACTACAGAAATCGATGATATGACTGCAAATTACGCCGCCTCAAAATCAATCACAAATCCTTATTATATGCAACTAGCTACGAGAATTATTGTAGATAACCATCAGAAAAATACTTCCGCAGGTTTCTTTGACAAAATGGAAAAGGCATATTACCGTTCGGTGATATATCCCGATATACATAGTAATACAGGATCATATACAAAAATCAAGCCACTGATTTCTAGTGAATATTATGACTATGTAAAATTGCATAAAGATTATATTGAATCTATTATTGTATATTCTAGAGATTATCTCATTGAATATTTTGGATTTAAAACATTCTTAATGTTATACGGACTTAAAATAGAAAATGTAGTTATCGAGCGACCTCAAGATACGTTTATGAGAGTTGCCATAGCTATCAATATGAATACCAAACAATCTATTGAAGAAGAATTATTATTAATCAAAAATCTATACGATCAATTCTCTTTGAAGAAATTAACAAATGGATCTCCTACATTATTCAATGCAGGAACACCACATCCACAATATGCCAGTTGCTTTCTTCTAGGTACAGAAGATTCAGTAGATGGTATTATGCATACGAATAATTCCATTGCTACAATTAGCAGATATGGAGGAGGTATTGGTCTTCACATTAACAATTGGCGAAGCACTGGATCCTATATTCGAGGCACTGGCGGTATCTCAAATGGTATCGTTCCATTTCTTCAAATGTATAATGCTAATATTAAAGCTATATCGCAGGGAAAACGCAACGGAAGCGCCGCCATTTATTTATCCCTACATCATGCTGATATATTGCAATTTTTAAAGCTAAAACTGCCATCGGGATTAGATAACGAAAGAGCTCGAGATTTACATTATGGCGTTTGGGTATCTGACTTATTTATGCAACGAGTTAAAGATAATGCCTTATGGTCATTATTTAATCCCGATACAGTTGGCGATCTTGCAGAATTATACGATGATAAAAAAACAAATCTATATTCTAGACGTTATTTAGAATTAGAAGAGAGAAAATTATATACAGAACAGATACCAGCTAGAGAATTATGGAAAGCTATATTCGAATCAAATAAGATCAAAGGCATTCCATACATTTGCTTTAGCGATGTATGTAATTATATGTCCAATCAGAAAAATCTAGGAACTATTAAATCATCTAACTTATGCACAGAAATCATCCTATATTCAAATGGAAGATCTGATGATAAAGGAGAATATGCAGTGTGTAATTTATCCTCTATTAATTTGACTATTTGTGTAAAAGATAGGTCAACACTTGAAACCAAACAAACAATTCCAGCAAATGAAACCAAACAAAAAGAATCAATAACTGAAACCAACCAAACAATTCCAGCAAATGAAAACAAACAAACTACAGAACAAATAAACTCATTAGAAGATAAACAATTTCTCGATGATTACCCGTTGGATCCTGTATTTGATTTCAATCAATTGATAGCCACTGTTAAATTAGCAGTGATTAATTTAAATAATATCATTGATAAAACATTCTATCCTACAATAGAAACAAAGAGATCGAATTTAAGACATAGACCTATAGGTATTGGCGTTCAAGGACTAGCCGATGTATATGCAAAAATGCGTATCCCTTTTGATAGCTTCGAAGCTCGTCAGCTTAATAAAAAAATATCAGAAACTATTTATTATGCCTCCATGACTCAATCTACACTCTTAGCAAAAGAAATGTATAAACATATTAAAAGCCATCTTAAAACAGGAGGAACGTATACAATCCCTACTTATAATTTAGATGATTTCCACTCTATTCAAACATTTACTAAAGAATGTGATGTACCTAAAGATATAGGAGCATATCCTTCTTATAAATGGGTAGGAGGTATTTATGAAAATAAAGCGCCTATATCAGAAGGTATATTCCATTGGGAATTATATGGGCTAACTATAAAAGATCTAAATTCTAATATTTATGGACAAAATTACGATTGGGAAACCCTAAGAGAACATATTAAAACCTTCGGTATTAGAAATAGTCAAGTTGTAGCATTGATGCCAACAGCTTCGACTTCGCAATTATTATCAAATAACGAATGTACAGAACCTTATACTAGTAATGTATATAAACGCAAGACTTTAGCAGGGGAATTTGTTATTATTAATCGTTGGTTAACTCATGATTTATTTAAAATGGGAATTTGGAATGATAAAATTAAAGATATGATTATTGCTTTAGATGGCAGTGTTCAACTAATTGAAGAAATTCCACAACAAATTAAAAATCTATATAAAACCGCATGGGAAATTGGACCCGATGAACTGATTCAACAGGCAATCGACAGACAGCCCTTTGTAGATCAAGCACAATCGCTAAATTGGTTTATCGAAGATTTGAATTACGGCCAATTTACAAAACTAGCATTTAAAGCTTGGAATGGTAAATTAAAGACGTGTAAATATTACGTTCATACTAGACCATCAAGCGGAGCACAGAAATTTACAATCGATCCTCTTCTACAAGAAGAAATGATTAAACGTATGGCTTCTGAGAAATTAAGCAATATGGCTGAAAAAGAAACTATATGCGAATCATGCTCATCATAAAAAAAATATTATTTTACAATAAACTACAATTAATGAACTACTGATTCATTAATTATTTTTTTACAATTTATGAACTATTAGTTCATAAATTAAAGATCATCAAACACTCCATCATCATCTTGATGCTTTGAATTTTTTTGATATTCCGTAGGTTCACGTTCGAAGAAATTGCTTTTATTGCTTAGTGCGATTCTATTCATGAAGGAAAATGGATTTGCAATGTTTTTATTTAGTGGCTTATGTCCCAATTGAACTAATAGTCTATCAGCAACAAATTTAATATATTCAGTCATTAAATTTGCATTGATACCAATAAGAGAACATGGAAGAGATTCTGTAATGAAATTAATTTCTATTTCTAGAGCTTCATTCATAATGGCTTCGATTCTTTCTTGCGATAATTTATTTACAATATACTTTGTATAAAGCAATACTGCAAAATCAGTATGGAGTCCTTCATCTCTTGCAATAAAGTCATTTGCTTGACATAGTCCTGCCATCTTACCACTTTCAGCTAACCAGAATATACTACAGAATGCACCGCTGAAGAATAATCCTTCTACAATAGCAAAAGCTACCAAGCGTTCGGCAAAGCTCTCATTTGAAGTAATCCATCGCATAGCCCAAGAGGCCTTCCTTTTAACGCAATCAATACTTTCAATTGCTTTAAATAAATTATTCTTTTCATTTTCATTTGTGATATATGCATTAATTAAATTGCTATATACTTCTGAATGAACGTTTTCCATAGCAATTTGAAATTGATAAAATACCTGAGCTTCTAAATATTTAATTTCTTGTGAGAATCTATTAGCCAAGTTCTCTGAAACTATTAAATCACTTGAAGCAAAGAATGCTAATATCATTTTAATAAATTTCTGTTCGTCTTCATTGAGTTTTTGCCAATCATATTTATCCTTTGATAAATCAACCTCTCGGGCTACCCAATGGGCTCCCTCATGTTTTTTGTATAGTTCCCAAATATCATAATGTTCAATAGGAAGAATAGTATAACGTTTGCTACCGTGTAATAGAGGTTCGGGTTTAAGTTCAGGTTTAATATTGCTAATATGCGACTCTTGTTTAATATTAATATTTAAGTTTTCGAGTAATAAGTTTGTTTTAACCTTGTCGTCAATGTTATTTACCTTCTTATTGCTTTCTTGGTTCATCATAACTTGAGACATGTTATTATACTATATATATTTTCACATTTAAATAATTAATAATTAAATTAAATAATGAAAGAATATATTATCGCAGTCTCTATAGTCATTCTATTAGTAGTATTGACTTTTGTATTAGTAATCTTCCTTCCTAAGCCTGAAACTTTTTTCTGTATTAAGGATACATATCCACAATTATTATTGCTAGAAAAAGCCGAATACTATAATATTATTAAAAAAGAATGTGCTAGTATTAACTTTGAAAATGAAAAGAAGAAGATAACAAGTAAAGTTATTAAAAAAGACTGGTCTGAATGTTGTAAAGATTATCCTATGAACAATTCGACTCTTAAAAATACATTTGAAATATTAAGTCAAATCGATGGTATAGTATCTGTCAAATTACGAGAAATATTACCAAGAGTAGATTCATTCTCTAAGAAGGGAAATCCAGAAGTAAATGATTTAGTAGAATATTGTATGCCTATAACTGTTAGCCGAGCACGTAAGGGAACTGTATGGGTAGATGGAGAATCTAAATATTTAGTAGAAGGACAGGGATTATTATATGATACAAGCAGGGAACATGCAGTATGCAATAAGACAAGAGAAAAAATATTACTTCTAATATTAGAAGTTAGACGGCCATCATTTTTACCACGTGGTATAGCATAATACAAAATGTTAATTTTCACAAGTATAATACAAAATGTTAATTTTCACAAGTATAATTTAAAGAATCAAAATAAGGAGTAAAATTGTTTTGTAAATATAATATTTGATAATATTCTAATTTTCTACTGAAATATCCTAAGCTATATTGGACATGCCTAGGTAGAACAAAATAAGAAGCAATGGTTCCTCGATATTTACTTCCTCCAAAATCTGTATCCATTTTACCTTGATAACACTTGCTCCATTGTATATACAGTATAAATAAATAAAGCAATAGAATAACAGTAATAATTGTAGAAATAATTAATAAATTCATTTTAATATATATAATTGATGTTAAAATTAAATGAGAAAGAAAAAGAAAGTGATGTAATAGATAATATATATACATCATTATCCAATATTATTAATGTGATAATGAAGGATAATGCCAATATAAACAAACAGATATCTTTCTTATCCGATAGAATAGATCAATTGAATAATACTATAAATAACCTACAAGAAGAAAATAAAAATCTAGTAGATTATTGTAAAACCGAAATCGATACAGCGGTGATTAATACACAATTACCTTCTTTTTCAAAGACAAATCTTCAACAACAAATATTAGATTTAAGAACAATGTTAATACAACTCATCAATAGTAGTAATGCGAATATTAATAAAGAAATAGAAGAAGTTAAAAAAATTAAAAAAGAATTACAAAACAATATTAAATTAGTAATTAGTTCCGAATTGAAAGAATATATAAATACTCTTCCTACCTTGGATAAAAAATTAGAAGAGTTCGTTAAGGAATACAGAGCCAATTTAGCTACACATGTAAGAAGAATGTCGAAAAGTTCAGAACCAAGCGATAGCGTTGTAGAGCGTTTAGATCGGTTGGAAAATTTAGTAGAGAATATAGTATTGTATCTTCATGATGAACACTTCTTTAATTGATCTAAAGATAAAATTATTATTTTTTATGTATGTATTAAATATACGTTTTTATGTACATAAAAATAATCAATACCTAAACTCCATAACTCGATCATCATCTAATATCTCAGGATAATATTTAAAGTAATTTATATCTTGATCGCTTGGCTCACTCCAAGAGTATTTATATTTGATAAATTTATTTTCATTCACTAATAGCTTTTTAATATCAGAGTTCATTTCTAAAGAGGCATGATTAAATACTTTAGCCATTTCAATTCCTACATATACCTCTATAACTACTATTCCTGTAGATTTGCGATTGATATTTTGTAATACTTTATACCTTCCGAGCTCTGTATTGATATCGGCATCAAGAACTATATTAAATCTCAGTGATAGTTTTTTTGTTATGTCTAAAATATTAATTTTTCTATAAAGAAGTAATGAGCTATTTTCGGATAATTCATGTTTATTCCACATTTCAACGAGTTCATTTGCGAATTTCGATTTGCCACATCTTGGGCACCCGCTTATAAAGATAAGGTAATTATCTTTTTTATTTGCAAAGATCTTGGCGATGATGTCCTCTTTGGGTAGTTTGGCTAATTCTTCTTTGTATCGTTTTCTAATATCTGGTTCTATAATGGAAGACGTCCATTCTAAAGTATTATGTCTTGCCCTTTGGACCATATTGCTATTTTTTTCTATAAATTCATCTACTGTAATAAATTTACTTCCTATGTTATAAGATAGAGCCATGTCAATGTCGGTTTGCCGTGGTTTTGATTTTTTAGAAAGTAATACTGGACGTTCGCCTATAACTACAGCATTTGAAATAGAACTATTTCCTTTCTTTTTATAATATGTCTTGAGCATTTTCCACATTCCAGTATGAGGTTTGGAGAATATGTTATGCATCAATGCAAACATTGATAAAAATTGTAATGGTGTTTTAGTAGTGAGGAGATGTATTTTTCTTTTAATGATTTCCAATATATTAATATTTGAAGTAATAGCATTGGTCATTAAGATTATACTTTTATTCATAGAGGTATTCATGAGTAATTTTACATAAGGCTCATTAATATAATCTATTTGTGATGTTGAAAATATTGAAGACAGATCGATAATCACCACTTCAGGTAAATATACAAATTTCTCCGTTTGAAAGATTAATAGCGTTTCTAAATGAATCCAACGTGCGTTATATTTAATATCCATATAATATTAAAAAATTAACAATTTAAAGTGTGAATTATCATATATTAATAAAATGGCAAAAGTTATCCATAATAATTCATTAGATCTTTCATTCTTTGAATATCCTTATAATGTAATCAGAAGATCAAAACTTATTTTATTTGATTCGCTATTATCCGAGCATGATAAATATCGAGCTATATCACATGAAAAGAAAACCTCACTACTCAAACAATTAGAGATATCGTGTTATCAATATATCATTGATAAGGCTTATGAAAATAATATCATGGCTAGTTGGGACAATGAGTTATTCTGCGATATGTATCATAGTATTTGTTATAAAATAAGTTCTAACGTAGAAAAGGGCGGATTAGTAGATAATGAATCATTTTCATCCGCTTTGATCGATGGTTTAATAGACCCTAGTAAAATACCATCTATGACTTCAATTGAAATGTTTCCTCAAAAATATCAAATTACTATGCAGAGATTAGAAGCGAGTAAAACCATTGTTAAAAATGTAAAGACTAGTGCTTTATATCATTGTCATAGATGTAAACAGAATAAATGTTCTATGGAAAATTTATATAATAGATCTATGGATGAAGGAGTCAATTTAAAGATTACATGTTTGAATTGTTTTACTCAATGGAATGCATAAGGTATTATACATTTATAGAATGTATAAGGTATTATACATTTATAGAATGTATAATATGTATTATATACTATGCTTAAATTAGGCGTACATGTATCTCAGAAATCGCTAGTTATCGATTCTAAATCTAAATTAGAAATATCAGAAGCCATTAAAAGAGATACAACTCCTCTACATTTAAATTGTGCTCAGATATTTACACACGGGCCAAGAATAGCAATAGAGAATAAATTAGACTCTAGTGCAATACACGATATGAAGGATGTCGAGGTATCAGTGCACAGTTGTTATTCTACAGTAGGACTTTGGAAAATTAATGCTGAAAATAAGAATTTACCTTCTAGTAAAAAAAAGATTAAAGAATTCATAGATCAAGTTAAAGCATCAAAAGCAGTAAATGCTGATTGTCTTGTAATTCATATAGCTAAAAGATACGCTGATGAAATTCAATATACTATGAATAATATATTAAAACCTATAGCAAAAAAAGAAGGAGTGAGGATAGGACTAGAAATGGTAGCGAGTAAGGCCGATGATAACAAGACATATGAATCGCCTGAAAAACTCAATAACTTAATTACACTGCTAGGAATAGACGATGATTCATATGGCATAGTAGTTGATACTGCTCATATACATTGTGCAGGGCAAAGTATCAGAACATATGAAGAAATGAATTCTTGGCTTAAGCGTTTGGTATTTAATAAGAAGATAATCATGTTTCATCTCAATGGTTGCTTTTCAGCCCGTGGCTCAGGAAAAGATAAACATGCTATTCCATTTACTCCAGATGATCTTATATGGAGAGGAATCCATCCTATGGATAGTGGTGTTCGTTCTGTGGTTGAATTTGCCTATAGAAAAAAAATACCTATTATATGTGAGATCAATAGAGGCACCCCAGCACAAGTTAAAGAATTTATATCTATAGTTAAAGAGATGGTTGGATAAAAAAATATTTTTACTCATTAACTAATATTTTTTATTACTTGTTAACTAATGTTTTAAATTAAGTATTAAAACATTATTTATTAACTAGCTTTAATTTAGCATAATTTTTTTCGCATGGCATCGTCTTCTCCTGCTCTTCTTCCTCATCTGATTCTTCTTTACTCTTTATCTCCTTTACATCTTTTTTACTCTGTTTATCTTCTAATTTTTTATTCGTTTGTTTATCTTCTAATTTTTTATTCTTTATCTCTTTCAATTCCTTTTCAGCTGTTTTATTTTTTTTGATATATTTTGTATCTGCAATATAATCTTTAAAATAATGTTTTTCCTGCTTGGTAGTAAATCCCATAGAATCATAATAAGCTTTACGATAAGACCATTGATTTTTAACAGTTAATTTCATATCTACAATATCATATATCTGCCGTGAAATACTCGCATCAGATCCAAGTCTAAAAATACGCTTGACATATTGCTTCATTTTGGATTTACGAGGAGTCGCGAATATTAAAGCATTCATTTTAATAATAGACCTGCCAGTTCCTCCGAATGCATATGTAGTGAATATAATACGGGATTTTATTTCTGCTTTTTCTATGTCTTCGGCTGATGTTCCTCCTACCAATCGCATAAAATCATCATCATCAAACATTACTTCGCTTATTGGGTCGCTATTTGTTTCCTCCTTTAATTCACCTATTGGACTATTTGTCTTTACTTTCTCAATTGGACTATTTGTCTTTACTTTCTCAATTGGACTATTTGTCTTTACTTCTCCAACTGGACTATTTGTCTTTACTTCTCCAACTGGGCTATTTGTCTTTTTAGACCTATATCTAAATTTAGCATCGGTTTTAATTCTTAATTTCTCCAAGTAATCCCTGCGATCGGCAAACACATAAATATACAAGTTCTTTTGTTCTAGACATCGACCAATACAACTAAGGACTAATTCATCCCTGCTTTCATCTTCACATATCATATTTATAGTGCTTGATACGCTTACAAGTTGAGTTATCTCATTGATGAGTACTTTTGTATAATCAGAATTACCATAATACATTATTCTATATACATCAGCTTTGAAATCTTCTTTTGTGCTTTGATAGCCTACGAGTTTGTCAGCATTCAACACAGGTCCGATCTCCCACCAATACATACAGTCGAATTTATTTGCGTTTTCATCAGGGGTAGCTGATAAGCCTATCATATAGGGAGTTTGTGCAAACTTAAATACTTTGCTATCTGATTTGTTTGCGTATTCATGACATTCGTCATAGATAGTCATACCAAACATATTATAAAAGTCGATAGCAGACCATGATATTGTCTCATCGGTAATTTCGGCATTCATAGCTTCATCTTTATTAAAGGTGCAATCTTTCAATTCGAATGTAAATTTATCTTTCCTTGCACTATCAACAATCATAATCATGATATCGCCAAATATTTTCTTCTTAGCGTAGTAATAGCCGATGGAAGCATTAGGAATACATCTATTAAATACCTTAACCCATTGCTCTATCAAAGCTGTAGTATGAAGTATTAATAGAGTTTTTTTATTAATTAGAGAAACTAGATAAGCAGACAAATATGACTTACCTTGACCCGCTTCCAAATTTAGAATCAGACCAGCACTACCAAGTTTAACTCTATCCTTCGTATAAATATTCTTCATGATATGTTCGATGATTACTTTTTGATTATGAGTTAGCTCACCAGACCATACCATTTTCCTTTCAGGATCTAATCCTGATTTAATTTGGCTTATAGTTGTATATGAATCTAGCTGAAATGATTTATTCAATAATTCATATACGCCAAATCGCGGAACGATAGCACGACTATTCACTCGATCAATTAGGATTCTTTTAATTTGTTTAATAGGACCGTAATCTGATGCATGTTTTATTGTAAAGTGCTTTTCTATTTTACCTAGAATCAATTTAAATAGTCCCTGATCTGTATGATATGAAGACAAATAACTAAATTTAATAAATGCTCCTGTCTTGGTAATAATGATACTTGGCTTATCACTAGATTTAATAGGAGCATAGTTGATTAGTTTTTTATATATGGGCTTTTTATTGTTGGATTTTGTTTCATAATTATCTACGTTGGATTTTATGTCAGTCTCATCTGCATAAATCTCAGACAGAACTAAGTCTTCCATTGAGTTATTATTGTATATATGATTTCATATTTTAATTTTGGTTTATAGTTAATAGATAATTACGATAACTCTTTCTATAATTTAGTTTTTGCCTTTGACATTTAATATAAAAATACAATAGCACAAGTAAAAGTATTACTAATATACAAACATATTTATTGAAGAACATTAGGAATAATGTATCTGCAATACTACCACCTTTAACTATTATGGGAGTTTCGGTTTGCTTAATTTTATTAATTTTTTCCATTAATTCATCATATTTTACTTCTATATTTTCATCACGCTTTCCGTCGCATATTATATTGTTAAAAATGTAATCTAATTTACTATTGCCTGTGTTAGATAAATCATTTCTTTTATTGAGATCAAAATTTTCAACATTATAACTCTTTCCGCGAATTTCTTCTAAGCAATCAAACAATCTATTAATTTGTCCACTAGTTAAGTTTATTTGATTAGAATATTCTATTATTTTATTAGACAATAATAATTCTCTAACTTTGGCATTGAAGTCCTCATCAGTCGGTGCCTCATCTTTCTGGAACTCCATTATTTTTTCTTGAAGTTTTTTCTCACTTTTTTGGATTAAGGAAAGTAAAAATTGCGTAACTAACTCATATATTATTTCATTGAGATTTTTATATTCATTATCAATAGATTTTATATCATTATATATAACAGTTAATGGGTCTAAAAAATCAATAATATCTATTATAGCATTTATATTCAATTTCAATTTATCTTTAATATTATTGATAACTTTCTTAATTGTAGTGTCAAAATTACTTTCACCTAAAAATTTTATATAAACCGATTTATACATGGAATAAATTGTATCATCATTACTACCCAAATCATCATTAATATTTTTTAATGTAATATTATTAATTATTTCACGTATTTTATATATAATTTTATTAATTTTATATTTTTCATCGTAAATTCTTATTAATTCAACATTTTCTATTTTTTTTTTAATATATTTATATATATAATATAAATAAAATTTACTATCTAAATTTTTAATTTGTTCTATAAAACTGACATCATCTGCAAGTTTTTGTTCTTTTTCATCAATTTTTTCTAATTTTTTTTTTAAAAATTCATTACTTTCATATAATGATTGATAATTATTTCCTCTTGTTTCGATGTCAAGTTTGTGTGATTCAATTTCTTTTTGTAATACCAAGATAGCTTGTTGAGACTTTTCTAGTGCAACTCGATCTTCACTTGCTTTTTTTAACTCAATACTATTTTCTGCAATCAATATATCTTTTTTTTCTAATTCTTTACGTAAAGTTTCATTAGAAGTACTTAAGGCTTTAATTTCTTCACTTCTATCATTAATATTCGTTAAGTCTCTTAAGTATCGTTCTACTTCAGCATTTAAATTAACATTTTTGCTTCTGAAATCAATATTCTCTTTTTTAATTCTTTCATTTTCTTCTAACAAACGCTTATTAGTTTCAAATAATTCGACATTATGTCTTTCGGCCTCTTCTGCTTGGTTCTGAACTTTTAATTCTTTTTCACGTACTAAAAGTTTGAGACCATCTACTTCTTCTTTAAGGTTTTTCAATTCCTCCTTATCTATTGGATTTTCATCTGGAATTCCTATATTTTCGTATTCATGTCTATTCTTAAGTTTTTTTAGTATTGAATCTAAATTGTCAGGCTTACGCTTTTTCATTTTTTTTTCATTTTTTCTTAATTTTATTTTTAGTTTCTTTAATTCTTTTTGTTTAGTTGTTAATTGTAATTTTTGTTCTTCTATTAATGCTTCCTGTTGCCTTATTAATACTTTTTGTTCTTCGTTTTTATTATTTAAGCCTGCAATTTGTTTATCATTTTCTTCTTTTAATGCTCTTCTACCTAATAGTAAAAATCTAATCGCTAATTTAGAAGCTAATAGTTGCTCAGTCAATTCAATATTTTTTTTATTTAAGGCATCATTATCAGCCGACTGTTGACCTATAGTCTGTTTTAAATTTAAATTTTCCATTGATAATTCTCCAATTCTTGCATTTGCTATATCTAAAATTTCTTTATTTTGGCTATTATTTTTTTTCTCTAATTCTAATTCTTTCTTAATTCTTTCAATTTCATTTACTTGTAATTCAATTATTGATTCCAATTCTTTAATTCTTATATTTGAAATTTCTAATTGTTGCTTAATTTCTTCAGAACCTTGTAGTAAATTTCTAAGATCTGATAATTCCATATTGAGTCTTTCAATTTCTCCTTTATTTTTTTCCTCTGATTTTAATTCTATTGTTTTTTGTTTAATTTCGTCTTTTTGAGACTGAATAATTACTCGCATATATCTTATTTGTTTATCAGTTTCTAATCTTACAACATCTTTTTGTTTTTTCATTTCTTCTCTTGTAATCATTTTAGATATTTTATGTTTTAATAAACCAATTTCAGCCTTAATTCTACTCAAGTTTTCAATAATATCATATCCAGTACTAACTTCTTTTGCTTCTTTAAGTTCATCTCTATTCATAATTTCATGAATACCCGCTCGTGCATAATTAATTATCTTAACATGTTTTTTATTTTGTGCACGTAGTGAGGATATTTTATTTTCTAATCTTTTTATCATTAGCGCTTCTTCATTTAATTTTTGTATTTCTTCCAAAGCGCTTCCATATATAGACTTGTTTTTTAAAAACTCTCTATTTAATTC